TCGGTCGTTCGAGTGTCGAGAATCGCCGACAATTGCACGGCGCGGACAAAGCCCTCGAGTTCGGGGTCGGCAAACTCGACGACCTTCCCGCGGTTGTATGCTTTGGTCGTGTTGGTCCGGACGAGCGTTTCAATCCTGTAAGGCTCGATCTGCTTTTGGTCCTTTACGCGCTGAATATCTCCAATGTACGGGTTGTAAGCCTCGCGGACCTTGAGCGCTGTCTCGTTCGGCGTTTCGCCGGTCTCGTAAGCGTTAATGAGCAAGCCCTGTATTTTCTTTTTAAGGCCGTCAAACACGACGTTCTTAATCCAAAACCGGGCCTTTTCCATCTGCTTGATAATCGCCTTCGGCGGCATTTTCACAACGTACACGGCCGCCGCGTGGTGCTTTTCCCTGGCCTTTGCGATCTCGCTCCGCGCGCCGCCCCGGCCCATTTCAAAGGCGGTCCGGACCATATCGCCGACCGTGGCCGCAAACTCGACGCCGTACTTGAGCGAAAGCGATTCAATCCAAGGCATCTTAAACTTTTGTGCCGCACGAGCGCTCTGAAACCGCCGAATAACGTCGTCGCGCTGTTTCTCCATGATCTCGCCCAGGCCACTGAGCGCGTCGGCCTCGAGAGCATCGAGGCGCTTCTCGGTTGCGGCAAAATCACAACGCTTTTCGTATTTCGTGAGCTTCCTGTGCCAGCGCCTTGCCATTTCGTCGGCCTGGTCGTCGTCCTCTTCCTCTGCAGGCTCCGGCTTGACCTCAATCGGCTCTTTTTTCTTCGGCTCGATCGGTTCGGTCTCCTTTCCAGGATCCGGATAGTGCTTTTTCAAATCCTCGGGTTTCTTTTCCGGAAACTCCAACATCTGCCGGAGCCGAACCTCGTCGTTCTCGTCCGGATTAACGGCGTTGCCCTCAACCGCCTTGAGCCACCACTCGGCGAGTTTCAACTTTTCCTTGTCCTCAAATGGCTGGAATCGAAACCGCGGATAGGCATTCACCGTGTAGTTGTAATCGACCAAAGGTTTGACAATTTGCTCTTGGACGATCGTTTCCTCAACGATTCGCCTCAAGTCGACCATAAGCCAAACCCAAAGGGTGAAATGCGTTTGAGACCGCGCAAAAGAGCCGCCTTTCGAGTCGTCTTCTGTAAAGCCGAGGCCGGTCGGGACCAAAAGGCCGCGGCCGATAGCGCGATCGTAATAGCCGATTGCTCGTTCGTGGTCCTGGCCGCCCTTGCGCTTGGCCTCGAGGATTTCAACGACTGGTCCCTCGACGTCCCACGCGAGAGCCGAGGTTGATTGCAGATTGAAAATAGCGTCTTTGAGCGTCGACCAAACCGGGTCGTTGATTTGGCCCTTGTTGTCGCCGGGCCTCAAGACCGGAATGCCCATGCCGTATTTTTCGAGATAGATATTCCAAAACTTGATAATGACGTCCTTGCTCCACCACGGCCGGTAAATCGCTTGAAGGTCGCTCTTGCCGTAGAGGTTGTCGAACTCAGCGTTATGGGAGTAAATCACGAATTTTTCGGGGCTGTATTTATACGCGCCGTTGTCTTGCCAAATGCCGTTTGGCCGAAGGTTGCCGAACTCGTCAGCGTCGAAATCGAAGTTGTGGGGCTTGCGCGTTTTTAATGCCTTATGGCCTACCTTGCCGGCGAACTCACCGGCTTGTCGAATATGGTATATTTTTTCCGTTACCGAAAAGCCATAATCGAGGGCCGTCAAAACTTCCTTGATCGCTTCTTCGAGCGTCCCGGGGAGCCGGATTAGATCGTCCTTGACGAAATCCGCGACCTCAACGTCGGCCGCGTCGTCGCTCGCCGGCTCAATGTCCCATCCCGAGCAAAGGACCGCCAAGCGCTTCATGCGCTGACAACAAGCGACCATTTCGTCGCGCCGAATCTTGTCGTAAACAACGAGACCGCCCTTGCGAATAGCTAAAAGGTCTTCATTGTACGGCGAGAACGTTCCGCCTTTCGGGTAGAGTTGAGAATCGCGGAGCGAGACCTCGCCTTTCGGCGGTTGCTTCTCCGGTCCTTTGCGAAAATAGTCTATCGGCCACATAGGCTTTTTGTCCTTTACCAATCGCCGCCGGCCGCAACGCCCCTTTGGACCTCGACCTTGCCGGCTCCGGTTTGGTTGCTTGCGATTCCTTGCCATGCGAGCATTTTAGAAATAACCGTGTCGTCGTGTTCGCCTTCCGGCGCGCTGTATCGCATGAGGCCGCTCGGCAAGCGATTTCCCTCAAAGGCCTGAAGCTCTCCGACGGAAACCGGGTCGTTGATGATTTGGATGTCGCCGCGCTCGAAAGCCAACTGCAACGCCTCGACGGCTACGGTCTTTGTCGCGTTCGTCGTCGTAAATGCAACGACCGGCATCCCTTGAGCGCGCAATTCCTCGATCAACGGCTCGCCCATTGCGTTAGCCTCGGCAACGATCGTGCCGCGGTTCCAGCGCTCCCACATGGCTTTTAGGCGGTTCGTTTGAATCTTGTAATCAATCTGATTGAAGCGATCGAGGTCGACCTCTCGCTTCTCGAGGGCGTCAAACACGCTAATCGAGGTAAAGTCGAGTTTCTTGCCCCAATCAACGCCGAGGACGTATTGACGGCCGGATATCGGCTCGCCCGGCATTGAAACCGCCGCGTCAACCACGCTCCGAAACACGGTCCCGGCGTCGTCCAGTATCGCGGCGAGATATTCTTGCTGAAAGAGCAATTCGGCCGTGTCGGCTTTGATCTTGTCGATGTCGGCGGCGTCGAGAAACGGGTTGTCGTATGTCGTGAACTGAAACCGCCTCCATCCCTCGCGGTTGAGGGCCTTCCGGAACTCGCCGGCGGCCCAATTGCGGCCTTTTGGAACGCCGATCATTAAAACCCATCCCTTGAAGTCGAGAAGCGTTGCGCGGAGATATTCGGACCATACCTTTTCGAGCATAAGAGTAAACTCGTCGAGGACCGCCCCGTCGACCGCTTCGCCGGCGAGCGATTCCGGCTTTTCAGCCGTCCGGAGCCAAATCTCCGCGCCGTTCGGGAGTGTGATCTCCGCCTTATGCTCTTTGATTGCCCGATGCGGAACGGAGCCGGCCGCGGCGCGCCAAACCTTTGTCGAAAGCGCCTTGAGAAGCCTCCAAGCGCGTTTCATTGAGGCGGAGCGCCAAGAGAGACCGACCCACCAATACAGGCCCGGCTTTTTCAAGCAACCCTTGATTATACGCTTGCAACCGGCCTCGGTTTTGCCCCAACGCCGGCCGGCCAGGCAAACAGCGGAGCCCGGCCAATCAATGACGTCGCGCTGTCCCTTGGAGTGCGGTCTCCGCATTGTTAATTTTACGGTTCTCATATCTCCCACCCGAACCGCCGCATAACGCTCTCGATTCGACCCGCGCACTCGAGGACGTCCTCTTCTGCGAGAGACGAAACGTTCACGGTCTCGCGCTCCCAATCAATCGTCGTGGTTGCGCCATATTGCCTCGCGATCGTGGCTATTGCTTGCGCGGCCCGGCACTGCCTCGCGAGCTTCGGGTCGGTCGAGTATATGAAACCGTCGTCGATTACTCTTCACCGTTGCCGTTGCCGCCGTTGAGAGCGTCGTCCTCGTCGCCTTCGACCAGAACGATCTTGACGGGGCCGCCGCCCGGTCCTTGAAGCTCTCGCCTCTCGATATAGCCGCGTTTTGCGCCCTTGGTTTTGAGATAGAAGATCGTCGAGGTCACTTTCGCCTTGACGCCGTCCTTTCCGGCGATCATCTGGAAAAGCGCGCTCTCGGCCGTGTCGAGGCGCTTGTCCTCGATCTCTGCAACGATCTTTTGGAGTTTCTTGTTGCGCTTGACTCGAAGAGAAACGGCCGATTGCGTTACACCCAACAAATCGGCCGCTTTGGTGAAAAAGCCGTCAGCCTCTTCCAGTGCCTTGACATATGCGGAAAGCGGTAAAATCTTTCGCTTTATTGGCGGGTCGCTATGTGGTGCGGTTTTTTGAGACATTGCGAATTGTAACGCATATCACAACCCGCTTGTCAACGATTTTCTTCGATTTCACTGAATTGTCTTTGATTTTGAGGCTTTAAATAGTGCGTCCGCGATTTTAGCGCCGGCCATAAGCTCTTTCTTGGTTTTTTGGGCGTTATTGAATGCGTCAAAAGCGCCTTCGACTGAGCGCCGGACAACGATTTGATAGAGCCAAAAGTTGACGAAAACGCCAACAACGAAACCGATCAAAAGTCCTAGCGTGAATATTAGCCAGTTCATTTTTTTGTTGTGTTGCCGGCGTTCGCAAAGGGCGGAGAAAGACGGCGCTCGGCCAAAAGCCCTAAAAGTTGCGAGCGCTCCCATGATGACCCTTGTTGCTACTTTACCCGTCGCCGGCGGCCGGGTTCCAGGCTTTTCTTTGATCTTATGCGGGCGGCGGCGCTGTTTCTCTTCCTGTTAAGGCCTTAAACCGAGAGACAATCCTCGCGCCTTCCTCTTTTGTGAGCTTGTCGTCAGCGGCCGCGCTTGCGATCTCTGCGACCAGTGCGTTAAATTGAGACGACTTGTTTTGGGCGAACTGAGCCCACGCGTTCGCCTTTCCCTTGGCTCCGGCATACCCTTTGCCGAATAGGCCGGCCAGGACCGCGAGGACAAGCGTCACAATGTTTGCAATTACCTCCGTATCGAGGTTGAGGCCGGCTCCGTTGCCGGTTTCTTCTTGAGCGAAAGCCATAATCGGCGAGACTACCAGAATAAAGGCGATTACGGCGAGTTTCGTCACTGCAATCCGCCTAAAAAGTCTCTTTAACATGGTTTTTCTCCTTTTTTCGTTGATTTTCGTTTAAAAAAAGTCTCGAGCTGATTCGTTTTAATAGCCGATCGTCATTCGATAGCACCAAGACGACTCGAGATCGGCCCCGAGCGCTTTCTGGTAGCCAAACCCGAGGTTGAAAAACGTCGACTCGGTTGTCGGCACTTGTAAAAGCACTCCGCCAAGCATAACCGCGCCGTCGTCGATGTTATCCTCGCCGCCTACCAGGCCGAGAGAGAACGTCGGCCCGAACGTCCAGCCGGGAGCCGTTAAGTCTCCGAGCCATTCAAGCCAGGACGGAACTCGATTCACAATCCAATAAAGCTCGCCGGCCGTAAGCATGGGCCGAAACTGGTTGTCTTTCGTTGAGAACAATAGGTCTCCATGCACGACACGGTGAACCGGCAAGAACCAAGGCTCTCGCTCCGGTTCCATTGTTGCCTCTCCTGGTCCTCGAGGCGATATGCCTGGAAGTCCGGCGTTCCAAGCTCCGGCCGAGGCGATCGAGACCAGTGCCAAAATGCTAACGATTACCAATACGGTTAAAAGACTCCATTTCTTCATTTCTCCATTTCCTCCTTTCCGTTGTTTTCGGTTTTTGTGCCAATTGACGATTTTTTCGATTCACCCCCTTTTTTCGGTTTATAGCCAATCCAACACTTCAGACAACGGTTTTTGTTTTCGTCGTCCGGATAAACGCGACTTGCCGTTTTTCCGCAAACCTCACAAACGAATTTTTGAGCACCAGGCGGTCGCCTTTGGTCGTCCTCAAAAGCGCACGCCGGCGCACCGCCTCCCGCGTGCGCGCGTGCGCGCGGTAGGTTATTATTACTTATACAGTCACATATATGTGACTGTGATTGTCTTGAGCGTCGCTCTGGCAAACTTTGACCTTTGCTTGATTTTTCGAGTAATCTTTCGCGGTTCCGTCGTTGTGTTGCGATCCCACCCTTGCGACCCGCTTTTCGGCGGTCCTTGCTGATTCTGGCGGCTTTTTTGCGCTCTTTTTCGAGCCTCGGATTGTATAATCGACCGTCGATTTCCTTAAAGCAAACCGAAATCAACGGCCACAATTTTTCAAAATCGGAGACCTGCTCGTCGACGATCTTTGCGATTTTTTCCGACTCTGGCGGTAAAGAACCTTCGCTCCAAGCATGGCAAAGCGCCTTTGCGTAAATTCCGACTTGACGGTTTGACATAACCCTGACGTTTTCGTCAGCCACAAAATCGGAAACATAAAATGGAAACCACGGCGATCGTTCTTTCATTTTTTAATCCAAAATCAAGAAGAGGACCGCCGGACAAACTCCGCGGCGCTTATCAGTCCCGGCCCCAAAGGACACTTGAACGACGTTCGACGGCCTAGACTCGTTGCCGGCGCGGTCGAACGTCCGGAGCCGGATTTCGTGTCGCCCAATGGCCGGCCCGATCTCAAAAAGGCCGAACCATACAGACTCCGAAAACTCGTCGCGGACCGCTTGCGCGACGGTAACTGAGCCAATCGGCGACCATGCTCCGCGAGGGCTTGCCACCCCCCGGCCCTCAAGTTTCCATCCCTCAATGTCTTCGCTCCACTCTGGTTGATTCCATTGACAGAAAAGCCGTGTCGAGCTTTTTGCACGCGGGCCAATCGACGAGGACGTCACACTCGGCGACGTCGCCGGAGCCGACAAAGGCGCGCCCGCCGCACCTGGCGCAACAACACGGACAAACGAGCATCCCGTAATCGGGCTTAACGATAGAAGGACAAGCGCCAAGACGCCAACCGTCAACCGACCTCTTGCAGATTTGGCATTCACCCACTTAAATCCATTCTTTTCTTGAGTTCGTCTTGAACCGCCAAAATCAACCGGTCGACGGCCAGGACCACGGCCGGCCGGGGCTCCGCCTCTCCGTTCCTCAATGCGTTGTAACGCCGCAAGCTATAACCGAGAAGATCGGCCACGGCCTCGCGCTTGCCGAACACGGCCTCGAGGAAGACAAGTTTTTCCTTAAATGTAGATTGCTTTTTCATGGTTGCCGACCATAAAGAACAAATGAAAATATTGCAAGCGCGAAACTTTGCTGAAAATCGGAGAAAAAGCGGCCTTTTTGCGCTCTAATCAGCCGAGGCTCGGCATAAAGCTATGAGATTGAATTTGACAAAAAAGCAAGAATTTCCGAGAATGCTTTTCAAATGAACGAGGCGAAAACCATACGCGGAGGTCAGCAGCAGACGACAACCAAGAAACCATACTACGAGCACCGTGAAAAGAGGATTCCATGACCCAAATATTCCCTCCCCTAGCAAGGGACCGCGACGCGCTCTCGTCGCATGAGGCGGCGGGCTCCGCCGGCGACGCGATCAAAAACCAGCGCGCCCGCGTTCTTTTGGCCGTCAACTCATACGCGGCGCACGGCATGACGTCGCGAGAGCTTTCCGAATACAACAACAACGAACTTGAACTCGACCGCTATCAAGTGGCCCGGCGGCTTTCCGACCTTCATAACCTCGGCCTCGTCCGACGGGTCGAAGGCGGGAAATTCTGCCCGATCACGAAAAAGCTCGCGATCGCGTGGTTTCCGCTCAAGGGCCAAATGAAACTATTTTAAAGGGGGCCTGTCTTATGCGCTTGTCTTCGACCGAAATAGAAACAAGGGCAATTCGGGGCTATCGCGCCGACGATCTTGCCGAAAAGCCGCTCGTCGACATTGTGAGAAGAATCGACCAGGGCTTGCGCTCCGACGCAAAGATTCTCGATTCTTGGGAGCGGTTCTTTGTATCAAAGCGCGTGCCTCATTTTGTTATGGGCCAAGGGCGCGGCTTTTTGGCAATTATGAAAGAGGACGTCGTCGGAAACTACCGAAAACAAGCATTCACCGGCGTGACTAATCGCGCCAAGCGAACGGCCAGGGACCGCGAGGCGAGAACGGCTCAAGATCGTTACCTCGCCACGCTTGACGAAAACGACAATCCGTGAAAATGAAAACGGCCTTTTTGATTATTAAATCGACAATCCTCGCCGTCGCAATTGTGGTCGCGCTCGGCCCTTCCCTCGGCGCGGCATGGGCTGACGATTGCGGCGGCCTCGTCGGTTATGTTTGGGTTCCGCCCCACGAAAACGCTCGCGGCGAGTGGATCCCCGGGCGGTTTTGGGCTTGCGGTTGCGACGAGAACAAAAGGACATGGATACCGCCAAGGGTCGACGAGGACGGGCGATTTGTTCCCGGTTATTTTATTCCGCCCAAAGAATGTAGAAAGAAACGAAAGGGGAAAGACAAATGAAAAAGTATGA